TTTGAGTGGTTCTCCATCTGGTTCTCTACAATACCAGCTTAAATCAGCATTAATATCAACATCATTAGTTCCATCTGGTGATGCTGTTTCTATTACTGCGCCTACTACGCCATCATTAAACAATGTCTTAAACACAATAGCCACAATACCAGATACAGGAACTGTTAAGGTAGAAACACCAAAACAAGTTGACCAACAAACATTAAATGCTGCATTAAATGCAGTTGCCACAACTACACCAACAGTAAATGTGACTGGTAATAAACCACTTACAGCAGACCAAGTTGTTAATCTGTTGGCAACAACTCCAACAACAACTCCAACAGTACCTGAAGTTAAAGTAATTGGTGAAAAGCCATCAAGCATTACAGATGCTATTTCTGCTGCAACAATTCCATTGATTCAGCCTAGCACCCCATTAACTGTTACTCCTGTTACGCCAGAAAAACCAACAACACCTGTTGACCCATTAAAGGTTGCTCAACTAGGGTTAACTGCTGCTGGCTTGCTTGGTGCGGGTAGTGTTTTGTCAAATACAAATACACCAACTGGTTTTGAGATTGTTCCAGTACCAGAAGGATGGAAAACTCCTCCTAAGACTGGTGTTGCACCATTTACGCCATTGCCTCCTATTAACTTTGGTGATAGAAACTTGCTGATTGGTACTCAATGGGAAAAGTTCCTTGACCCTAACTATGGGAAAGTGCCAGAGCCTGTGAAATACTCACAGCCATCAAATATGAGTTACAACGACTTGATGAGTATTTTGGGTAGCAAGCAAGGTATGCCATCTGCTAGCAGTTTGAGCATTAACGACATTATTTCAGGAATACAAAACCAATATGGACAAGCACCTGCTCGCACAATGGGCTAAAAACTTACTAAATGATGACTTTTTCAAAGAAGTCATAGATAATTTGAAAAAAGAGCAGATTAGTGTAATAATTAACACAAGTGCTGAAGAATCTGATAGGCGTGAGGATGCTTATCGACATATAAAGACATTAGAACTAATTACGGGACACCTAGAAGGTTTAGCCTCGGAAACTGTGATTAAAGAGAAGAAATGGAAGATTCTGTAAGGGAAACCTTACCCTCCGTCCAGAAGGTTTCTGGCGATTTTTGAGATGACAAATGGAAAACACCAACCCACAAGGGAGTGAAAGCCTAGATGTAAACCAAGCCGCTTCAGCGTTTATGGGTCTAATGGGTGATTCTGACGAAGCCGAACAAGGCCAATCTGAGGAACAGCCAGAAGAACTACAAGCGTCTGATGAAGCTGATGCCGAGTATTCTGAGGAAGAAGAAATCGAGCAACCAAAGCCTAAATATAAAGTTAAGGCTGCTGGTGAGGAGATTGAAGTTGACGAAGAAGAACTCATTAAAGGTTATCAGCAAGGTGTAGATTACACTAAAAAGTCTCAGGCTTTAGCTGAACAACGTAAGGCTGTTGAAGCCGAGCGTATTCATTTAGAGCAAGTGAAACATGAGCGACAGGCATATGCCCAGAAGTTGCAAGCGTTGGATAGCTTCCTTACGCAGCAAAATCAGGGTGTGGACTTAGATGTTCTAAAGGAAACAGACCCTATCGGTTATGCCGTAGCGGTAGCTGAACAGAATCAGCGTGAGAAGCAGTTAGCAGTAGTTAGAGCCGAACAGCAACGCATTGCCCAACAGCAACAAGCCGAGCAACAAGCCTCTCTGCAAAACCATCTCCGTCAAGAATCTGAGAAGCTAGTTGGTCTGATTCCTGAGTTGGCTACGCCACAGGGTGATGCGATTCGGAAACAAATCCGTGATTATGCGAAATCTGTTGGCTGGACTGACCAAGAACTCAGTTCCGTATATGACTCTCGTGCTGTGGTGAGTTTGTATAAAGCAATGAAGTATGAGCAACTTCAAAAGAGCAAGCCTGAAGTAACCAAGAAACTTCAAGCTGCCCCTAAGATGATGCGTTCTGGGACTTCTGCGCCTCCTACAAAATCATCACAAGATAAACAGGTAATGCAAAGATTGCGTGAAACTGGAAAAGTCCAAGACGCAGCCCGAGCATTTGAACGATTCTTTTAATTTTGGAGTTTTAAAATGGCTACATATCAAACCTATACCGCTATTGGTCAGCGTGAAGACCTTTCGGATGTTATCTATAACATCTCACCAACCGACACGCCCATGATGAGTTCCATCGGCAAGACAAAGGCTACTTCTGTTTATCATGAATGGCAAACAGACTCATTGGCCGCTGCACAACTTAATGTGGCCGTCGAAGGTGCGACAGCATCTGATGCTACTATGTCTCCCACTTCTCGTGTTGGCAATCGTTGCCAGATTTCACAGAAGACAATCAAGATTTCTAACACCTTGCAAGCTGTTGACAAAGCTGGTCGTAAGTCTGAAAAGGCTTATCAATTGGCTAAGGCTTCTGCCGAAATCAAGCGTGACATGGAATTGACATTGTTGAGCAACCAAGTTGCTACCAATGGTAACTCTAGTACTGCTCGTGCTTTGGGTGGTTTGCAAGCATGGTTGTCAACCAACTATTCTGGTGGCACTTCTGGTGTTGCTGGTTCAGGTGGTACAACTGCTCGTACCAACGGCACAAACCGCACTTTCACAGAAGCAATGTTGCAATCTGTTGTTAAGAGCGTTTACACCGCTGGTGGCAACCCCAAGATTTTGATGGTTACACCTACACACAAGCAAACAGTTTCTAGCTTTGCTGGTATTGCTGCACAGCGTTACATGGCCCCTACCAATGCTCCTACAACTATCATTGGCGCAGCCGATGTGTATTTGTCTGACTTTGGTACTTTGTCTGTTGTACCTAACCGCTTTATGAACAGCACTAACTCTGCTGATGACGTGGCTTTCGTGCTTGACCCTGACATGGCTGCTGTTGCTTACTTGCGTCCTTTCCAGACCAATGAGTTGGCTGTGACTGGTGACAACGAAAGCACACAATTGTTGGCTGAGTTCACATTGGAAGTTAAGAACGAAGCTGCACACGGCATTGTTGCTGACTTGTCATAATCACTAGGTGACTCAAAAATGCCTCAGACTAATCCTCTGGGGCATTTTCTTTTCTAGCCAAACTGTTAGAATTAAGCTATGCAAAATCCTGTCAAATTTCGAGATACTGCCGTTCACAAAGATGGTGATGGTGGAATCATTATTGAGACTAAACAAGACATTACGGCTATTCTTGAGCAGAATCAAAAGGAATATAACTCCTATGATGAGCGAGCAAGATGGTCTGACCATTTGTTTGGCAATAAGATTGCTTCGATTCCAATGACTGTGATTGATGAATTAAACGCCAAAGGCATCATGCGTGGCTTTGCTGTGCTTGATGAAAAGCGTTTTAAGGCTTGGTTAAACGAGCGAGATAACAGAGTTTTTAGAACTCGGACAGGAGTTGTATGAGTTTGACTACTTACTCTGACTTACAGACTTCGATTGCCAATTATTTGGCTCGGTCTGACTTGACAAGTCAGATTCCAGATTTCATTACATTTGCTGAGAATCGTCTGCGCAAAGAATTGCGTATTCGTCAGATGCTAAAGTCTGTAACAACAGCAACTGTAAGTGGTGATAATACTGTTGAGTTGCCTAGTGACTTTTTGCAAGTGCGTGATTTTGTTGTTGTGACGAATCCACTTACACCACTAAGCTATTCCAGCCCATCATCATTGTCTAATGACCCAAGAGCATCAGAAGTTGGTGTTCCAAAGTCTTACACAATTTTGGCAAACGACTTTCAATTGTCGCCAGTCCCTGATGCTGTCTATACAGTCAAATTATTGTACTTTGCTGCGCCAGCATATTTGTCTAGCAGTAACACAACAAACGTATTCCTGACTACAGCACCAGATGCTTTGCTCTACGCTTCTTTGATTGAAGCAGAGCCTTACCTTATGAACGATGCTCGAATCAACACATGGGGAACTATGTATGACAGAGCAATCGCTTCTCTTGCCAAGTCTGACGAAGAAGGTCAATACTCTGGCGTTCCTTTAGCAATGAAACTAACTCCAAGGTGATACTATGGAGCGTATAGTTGAAAAACAATGCGCTTGTTGTAAAGTAGTAAAACCTACTGAGAATAACTTTGCTTGGTTAAAAGCTAGGTTT